TTTTCTTCTTTACCATTTTACCTGATTTAGTTTCTTTGTAACCTTTTTCTTCCATGGCATATTCTTTAGCTTCTTCAGCTTTAGATTCCATACCTTCATGTTCTTCTGACATATCTACATAACCACCTTTAGATTTTTTAACTGCACCTCGTCCAATTAAAATATCTTTGAAAGTTACTTTGCCATCTTTGTTTAAATCAGGAAATGCTTTTCCACCTTTAGCAAAACCTGTTCTTGCTATTCCACTTCCTCTTAATTGTTTTCCAATTCCAGCCATTATCTTTTACCCTTCATAATTTTGCCTTTTTTCTTCATAGGCATTTTTTTAGTAATCATATCTGCTTTACCACCTTTTTTCATTTTTGCTCTTGGTCTTATACCGTAATCGTTTCTCATGTTTTCTCCTTATCCGTTTTCTTGTTCTTTGTTTGATACCGGTTTATTTGCCATAGTGCGTGCCACCGATTCTGCACTTCTGCCCACAACATAACCTCCAAGACCTATTTGAAGAAGTGTCCAAACATCGCCTGGAAGAGTTATAGTTATAGAAGCTTTAAAAAAAAATAAGATAACAGGTCCTAATACATAGTTCCATATTAATATAAATATTAATACGTACATTAAAAGGGGCCTCCAGCTCGATGCGAACCAGCCCGCTTTAGCCTCTGCCTCAATAATTTTTGCTGCAGCTTGTAATTCTTGTGTATTAGATTGTAATAATTGAGTTTGTAAATCTGCTTTTAATTTTGCTTGTAAATCTTTATCAGGAACTGACTTTTCAATAGTTGAAAAAAGAATTTTTGCAAGAGGTGCAACAGCTCCTAACATTTGAATCATGGTTTAGTACCACTTCGCTTTTCTTTTCTTATCCGGTAGCATTCTTCTTTGTCCACCAACTTGTTCAAGTTGTGTTTCTTGTGGATTAGAAACTTCAACATCAACTGCTTGTGCATAACCATCACTATTTAAAAATTGTGAATGATCTACTAGATTACCGTATTCTGATCTTGATGTACCATTTACTGAACCACCTTTTGCCATTGGTTTTCTAGATTGACCTGCTTCTGATAAAGCAATTGCAATTGCTTGTTTAGGACTTTTTACTTTTTTAGAAGACTTACCAATATTAAGTTCTCCTTTTTTAAACTCTCTCATCACCTTACCAATTTTTTTTTGACCGTTTTTCATATTATATTCCTTTTATTTTCATTTGCTGTACGCCTTGTTTTGCAAGACTTACTCCGGCACGTAGTTTAGCTAAATCTTCGTTTTGTTCAAGCTTATTTTCATTATTTTGTTGATTCATTAAAGCTTTCATCTTGTCTAAATTGATCCTATCTTCAGCTTCCTTACGTTTTTGCTCATTTTCCATAGCTCTTAAGTCAACTTCACGTGATTTTAACTTCAATAATGGGTCAGAATCAAATTGAGAAGTGATTTTATTTTCTTCTTTCATGAAATCAGAGGTCATTTCAGCCACAAGTACTGCTTTTCTAGACTCAATTTTTTGTGTCATCATTTGTAACTGTTGAGCAATTGCAGGATTTTGGGCTGCTTGTTGTTGTAATATAGGTAATTGTTGTAATTCTTGAGAAAATTCTAATTGAACTTGTTCTTGAGCCATGATTGAGATGTGTTCAAGTATATTTTTTTGAATTGAAGCAACTATCATTGGATTATTTCTAACCATGTTTAATTGCATAAAGTTTAAATGAGCTTCTATATGTGCTCTATGATCTTGTCCTGGGAATGCTTGAAAAGGTTGACTACCCATTGCACTAATATGTTCTAAACTTGGATCCATTGGCATTGGTCTTGCAGGTGGTGGTAGTATTAAATCTATATTGTCCACACCAATTGCTTGATACATATCTTTGTAAGCTTGATACAAATTATGAATTTGTGGATTAGATTGAGCAAGTTGTAATTGAGTTTGTGCTAAACTAATTCTTTGAGTTTGAGAAAATATATTTGGATCTGCAACTGGAACAATATCAACTCTATCATCAAAGTCCGCAACTTTAATTTGTTTATTTCCACCTACTACATCATATGGATATATGGGTGGTAGATAAGTTTTAAATACATCTGCTAATAATTTAAATTCTTGTTTTAAAGAAGCATAAATTCTTTTGTGGATTGCTGACATTACACGTGAACCTCTTTCAAGTAATGCTAAAGTTGTACCTACTGCCGCTTGTTGATTTCCTTCGCCTACTTGATTGTCTGCGATGCTCGCGAATCTTTGTCCTGCTTGCACTACTATACCCATTAATTGTAATAATACTTGATCAGGTCCTTTAAATGGTAATGGCATAAACGCATCTTTTAAATTTCCTCCAGGTGCATCTACATCTCTGAATTCTCCAGGTTGTAAAGGTTGTGCATCATCTCTAACTCTAATACCTCTCATTTTAAATCCAGATGGTAAATTAGCTAAAGTACCTGCATCTAATAATTGTCTTAAAGCTGATGTTGCAGTTCTAGATAGACCACCAATCATATGAATTAAACCAAAGCCGTAGAATCCTAAACCTGGTAAAAATTTAAAATGAACAAAGTAATTAGTTCTATTTCTTAATGGATCTTCTGCTTTGTAATTACGTCTAATAGATAAAACTTCTCTTGATCCTTCTTCAATCGTTACAACGTATGGAAGTTTAATTCCTGTGGGCTCACCAGTTTGAGGATCTTTATCTTCAAAACCTTCTAAATCTAAATTAACATGACATTCTAATAAAGTATAAATATCATCTTGTCTTTCAACTCTAATTCCCTCTAATTCTCTTTGTTTACTTTTTATTTCATTTTCTTTTAATGGTGGTTCTCCAAGTTCCACATCTTTATAAAAACCATTTACTTGTTGTTTACGTAAATCATTTTCAGAAATTTTAATTACATGAATAACTGCTTCTGCGTCTTCTAATGATGTTGCTGAATAAGGAACGATTAAATCTTCTGCAGGAATAAATTTAGATACTGCTCTACCTAATATTGAATCATAATAAACTTTTTTAAATGTAGAACCTGATAAAGGTAAATAAAATAACATTTGATCAAATTCAGATTCATATTCTTTCATGACATCCATAATTTGATAATTCATAAAATCTTTAACTCTATTTGCTTGATCTTGTCGTTCAGGTGTTATTGATCCAACAATCTGTGTTCTAACAGGTCCATCTGCTGGTAATAATTCTTTATAAGCTTGTGATTGAAATTGTGTTACTGATTCTGCAAGCACTGGATGAGTTACTCCTGATGCACCTTTAAATGGTTCTGTTCGTCTTTCATATTTAAATCCTAATAGATCTAAACCATTAGTATATGCCATTTCCCAATCTTGTCGTGAAGATCTATATTCATTATAGTCATCCACTAATTCTGCACCTATTTCAGTTAATTCTTGTTCATCAATTATTTCTGCTAGATTAGATAAGTGATCACTAGATTGTAATTCTTGAGTTGGATTAAAAGAGATTTCTGCGCCACCATCTTCCATTGGATTAATTTCAATGTTTTCATTTGAAATTTGTGGAATTAATTCATCTCTAGTTTCTAGAGCAATTTCTTGTTCTTTAAATTCTGGGTCCGAAGGAGTTGGACTAATATTGGGTAATGATTTATCTATTTCAGCCATGATTATATTCTATCTTTTTTTAAATAATGATTCAACACCTTGTGAGCTAGGACCTCTATCAGGTGGTGTTGTTTTTGTCAAATTGGTTTTAACTCTTCCACCGTTAGCGAGATCTATTTGAAATCTTCTTCTTAAATATTCTTCAACAGGCATGGGTGAATAAGATTTAGGAGGTGCTACATCTTTTGGTTCAAACATAGGCATAGTTTGTAATATATAATCCTCCAACGTATCAAAATTTGGTTTCTTTGCTTCTATGTTTCCTGCTAATTCTTCTTCTGAATAAGATTCATATTTACTTAATGGATCTTCGGGTCCTAACTTATTCCCCTCTTTTTTTCTTTTTCCAATTCTACCACCATCTTTATAATTGAATACTGGTGATCCTTTACGTTTTAAAAATCTTCTAAAGCCAGCATTTGTATCTGGAAATAATTCAGGATTTGCATTAATTAATTCTATAAATTCTTCTTTGAGTAATTTTCTAACATCTTCAGATACAGATCCACCATCTTTAAATTCTATATCTGATGGATCAAAGCTTGGATCATCTGGTAATCTTCCTCTTGTATCTTTAGTAGTTTTTAATTTATTATAAACTTCATTTAAACTTTCATTAGTATTCTTACCGGTAATTAATTCTTTAGCTTTACTTCCAAATATATTTTCAAATACATCTTCAGCTTTACCTCTAGATAGTTGATCTATTTGTTTTGCATTTAAAGATATTAAATCATCATCTAAAAATTGTTTAATTAAAGTTTCAGCTTCAATAGTTTTTCTACTAATAGAAGCAACGCCTTTTTCTTTCATTAAACTTTCAAGTCCTGGTCCTGTAATCTTTTCTTTAGTTGCTAGATCTACAACATCAGCAGTTGTTTCTTTTGGTTTAATAATTCCTAAAATTCTTTCAACGTTATCATTAAATGTTTTTAATTGTCTTTCAGTAAATTGACCTACATAGTCAGAAGCATTTTGAATTATACCTCTCATGCTATCCACAACTTCAGGTTTTGAATAATCAAATTCTTTTGGAGTTACAGGTCTATTAATTAATCTATCTATTTCTGATCCTGGTATTGGAGTTACATTTGTTCTACTACCAATATTAGGTTTAATTCCTAATTGTTTTAAATTTTCAAATAATCTGAATAGGATTTGTTTCATTTAGTAGTATTCCTTTTCTTCATGAATAATTTTTTCATCTATATAATCCTCTGGGTGTTCAATAAAGCCACCCTGTCTAAATCTCATTAACGCTTGTGTCATTGAGTCTACGAGGTCATCATGATCTCCAAAAGGAAAAGCCGCGCATTCCTCAATAACCTCTTCTGCAAACTTATGGTCTGGAGCCCATATTTGACCTGATTCAAATATTGGAGCCACAGCATTTATTCTAGAATGCTTATCATTTCCTTTACTAGGTGTAAAGTTAATCACTGGTATTCCCATTTTACGTAATTCATAAGTTAGTGGTAATCCTGATGCTTTTGATTCCACGATCACCGATTCTGGTTTCCAATAGTGGTATTGTTCTAAAGCTCTACGTCTTAACTCTGGAAACTCTAATCTTTCTTTAACTGCATCTAATAATATTAAATTAGGACCTGAATCCTCGTTTGGATAAAAAACACCCCAAGTTGTAATAGCAGAATAATCGGCTGTCTCTTTTTTTAAAAATGCAGTGTCATAACTTTGTATCACATGATATAATTCTGGAATATAATCTTTATCCCACTTACGCCACCATTCACGCTTAATGATTGATCCTTCTTCTGATGTAGGATTTTGCATCCACTGTGCATTCCATTTTTGAATAGACAATGATGCTTTAACTGATTCTAATTCTGATAACTTCCAATACTCTGGCCATACGGGTTGTTCATCAGGTAGTATCGCTGGAAATTCTACAACCTCCCATTGATCTGACTTTAATGACTTTTGAGCCCCGATCAACGATCCGGTAAGATCTTTCAAAGACCAACGTGTCATGACTACGACAATCTTTCCGCCAGGTTGTAATCGCTGACGAGGACCTGAAGTGTACCATTCATAAGCACGTTCCAGCGCTTCTGGATTCATCGCATCTTGTTCCGAGTGCGGGTCATCGATAATAAGTAAATCCGCTCCGCGGCCCGTGATCGCCGATCCAACACCGGCTGCGAAATACTCACCACCTTGATCCGTCTCCCAACGGCCCGCGGCTTGCGAATCTTCGCGAAGTGTCGTTTTAAAAAATCTTTTATAATCTGGACTGTCAATTAAATGTTTTGCTTTTCTACCGAATCGAACAGCGAGTTCCG